GCCAAAAAAGGGGCTTTTGTTGGCATTAAGTAGAAACGCAAAGTCGGCAGCCGCCCAACGCGAACGGTCCCGCGAAGTTCAAGACGTCGGCCCGCCACCCGAAAACCCGAAAACCAAAGTCTGGAAAAAGACCAGAACCAAGTGTGACGAATCATTACGTCATCACCTGGAAATCTGCTACCCGGCTGCGTTTCCGTTGGCCTGGTCCAAAGATCATTTGGCGTTAATGAAAGACATAGAACGCGCGGCTGATGTTGGATTACTCAAAGCTATAGCAATGCCGAGGGGATCGGGGAAAACGTCAATAATGGTACGGGCCGGACTATGGGCGTTGCTCACTGGCCGGCGTCAATATTGTTGCGTTGTGGCAGCAACCGAAATCGCGGCCCGGCAATTACTAAAAGGGATCAAAGCAGAAATCCAATTCAATCCGAAGCTGTTAAAGTATTACGCCCGCGAGTTGCATTGCCTGTTATCAATGGAGGGCCAGAGCATACGATCCAAAGGCCAGCGAAGCGACGGCGAACTAACGTCGCCCGAATGGAACGCCGACAGAATTTGCTTTGGTTCGATCAGGGGCCTGGAGAAAACCAACGGCGCGTATTTAACAACGGCCGGGATTACCGGCCAGGTACGCGGCCAGCAAATCGTATCGCAAGAGGGGGAAGTGCGGCGCCCAGATTTAGCGTTGATTGATGACCCACAAACCAAGGAATCGGCAAGCTCGGAAACCCAGTGTAAGAATCGTCACGAGACGATGATGGGCGACATCCTGGGATTGTCCGGGCCGAGTAAAGAAATCAGCGCTATATCAACTTGCACGGTTATCTATAAAGGCGACCTGGCCGACAGGTTGCTAGATCGGGAGTTGTCCCCAGACTGGCAGGGCGACAAACGCCAGATGGTAAACCGTTGGCCGGACAATACCGAGCTATGGGACCAGTACGCTACAATCCGGGCAAAGGATTTCATTGATGGCGGGGACGGGAAAAAGGCCACGGCGTACTATAAAAAGAACCGTAAAAAGATGGACGCCGGGAGCCAGGTATCTTGGCCGGCCAGGAAGGGTAACGCGCTATCAGCGATCCAACACGCCTACAACTTAAAATTGAGGGACGAAGCAGCATTCCAGGCCGAGTACCAGAACGACCCACTAAACGACAACGAACAGATAGCGTTTGACCTAAACGCGGAAAAGATTTGCCGGCGAACTATCGGGACCAATCGCAACGAAATCCCGGCCGAGGCCGAGGTGGTTACGGCGTTTGTGGATGTTCAGAAGGAATTGTTATTCTATGCCATGATGGCCTGGACCCCTGGCGGACGGGGAACGGTTATCGACTACGGAACGTGGCCGGATCAGGAAACGCATTATTTCAGCAAGAGCAAGCTACGGCGGAAAATGTCGGATTTGCCTACTTCGGTAGATCAGTTAGCCGACACATACAACGCGCTATCAGTGCTGGCTGATGATTTATTTAATCGGCCTTTGCATCGTGCGGACGGTGCAACGCTCGGTTTGCAAATGATGGCCGTGGATGCGGGCTATAGCGAATCGTCAACGGCGGTGCGGCGGTATTGCTCAGAGTCCCAGTATCGCGGGATGATTCACCCGAGCATCGGTAAATACATCGGAGCCAATCAACTACCCTGGCAGCAATTCACGGCCGGGAAGCGGGACCAGCTAGGCGTCCATTCACGATTACAGCCGCCCAAGACCAAGGCTTTTGGGGTTCGGGAGTTGCTGATTGATGTGAACTGGTGGAAAACGTGGGCAGCGGAGCGGCTACTAGCCCAGGTGGGATCGACCAAATCTATCACGTTATTTGATGACAAACCGCACCGCCACAGGATGTTTGCCGAGCATTGCACGGCCGAAGATCCGGTAACGGTTATCAGTAAGACGGGGAACCAGGTAATCGAGTGGAAGCAGAACCCCGGCAAGCCGAATAATGATTTCTGGGATTGCTTAACGGGGAATTGCTGCCTGGCGTCATTGCTTGGCGTCACGGTTACCCCAACGGCCAAGCAAGCGAAGGAGCGGAAAAAGCCGAATACACGGGGAAAAGCGAAGTTACTTGGCAGAAACAAATAGTGTAAAATTGTGCAACCCCTATAGGCGTATATCGTGGATTGTGACCCGGAAAAGTCGAAACTAGAGAAGATGGCCGAGCAACCCAAGAGCGTTGCCGGCGATCAGGGCCAGTGGACAAACCACAGTCTGGCCGAGCAAATCGAGCTAGACCGCTATGAAAGCTCGAAAAAGGTTAAGGGTTACCCCTCCTTTTATAAAGGCCGTTTCCAGCCACCAAGCGCACGGGGTAACTGATGGCAAAGCCTATCAAAGCCAGTTATGACGCGGGGAATTACGATCAGGACAACGCCAACCATTGGTCGTTTGCTAATGGCGCATCGGCTGATGCTAGTGGTTCCCCATTGGTCCGGCAGAATATCCGCAACCGGGCCAGATACGAAGTATTAGAAAACAACAGTTACGGCCGTGGCATTCTGGAAACGATCAGCCAGGACACGATAGGAACCGGGCCGCGATTGCAGCTAAACCTACCCGAGCCGGGCGCGGCGACAATCGAGCGGGAGTACGGCTACTGGGCAGCGGCTATAAGTTTGCCCGATAAGCTGCGCACGATGGTAACTAGCAAGACCGTGGACGGTGAAGCAATCGCCAAGATTGTGACGAACCCACCAATACCGGCAGACGTGAAGCTAGATATTCAACTGATTGAGGCTGACCGACTAACCAGCCCGGCCGGGATTTGGGATGCGGTCAACTACGTTGATGGAATCCACCTGGACGAATACGGGAACCCGTCGGGCTACGATATTTTGACGGTTCACCCCGGCGCAGCGGCGTCGGCAAACATGATGGAATTCAACACCTATCGGCGCAGCCAGATAATCCATTTCTTTAGACCGGATCGGCCAGAACAGCATCGGGGGATTTCCGAGGTTGTTTCGGCGTTACCATTATTTGCGTTCATGCGGCGTTTCACACTGGCAACCGTAGCGGCTGCGGAAACGGCCGCTAACCACGCTATGGTCTTACAAACCGATGCACCAGCGGAATCTATCGACGAAGATTTAACCTGGGAAACCGTGGAACTCAGGCGGAACGCGGCAACGGTTCTACCGGCAGAGTACAAGCTCGGCCAGGTATCGGCCGAGCATCCCGCGACAACCTACCAAATGTTCAAACGCGAGATTTTGAATGAGGTAGCGCGGTGCGTTTGTATGCCCTACAACGTCGCGGCGGCTGATTCATCGGGTTACAACTACGCCTCGGGCCGGCTAGACCACCAGGTTTACGATAGGTCACTACGGGTAAACCAGAGCCGAATTGAAACGCACGTTCTAGATAGGTTGCTAGGGGAATGGCTCTTAGAATCTTCGCTGTTGGGAATAATCCCGGCCGCGTTGGCTTCTAATGTGCTGGATTCTTACAACCGATTCGGCGTTGAGGGTATCGCGATGCGGGTCCCCCATTCATGGGAATGGGACAAGCGCCCGCATGTGGACCCCGGCAAGGAAGCCAACGCCCAACGCACCCGGCTCCAGTCAGGGACGACTAGCCGCGCTCACGAAATGAAAGAGGCGGGGTTAAATATGGATGAAATCGACGCCCAGGCGGCTATATCGTTTGGGATCGTAGACGACGACGGGCAACCGGACGTAGAAGAATACCGACGGAATTTAGGGGCAAGCCTATTTAGCAATGGCAACGCAGCACTATCAGAACCAGAAGCAGACCCCGATAACGAGGACGAAAATGAGCAGCCGAGCGAAACGCCGGAAGCGAATCAGCCAGCCGATTCGGTTTGACTGCGGACCGGTAACGATACAAGCGGCCGAAGGTGAAAGCGGTTCACCTACGTTTAATATGCAAGCCTATAACGGCGGGCGATTGCATTTGAGCAACTTTGCCCACCCGGCCGTTATCGCGGCCGAGGGTGTAGAGATACATGGCGGCGCTGATACAATCCCAATCTTGCGGGATCATGACGGAAAAAGGCCAGTCGGTCACGGCCGGCCGATTGTCGCTAGCGATTCGTTACAGGTAGAAGGAACGATCAGCCAAACCACAGACGACGCCCGCCAGGTAGTGGAAGCCAGTAAGAACGGCTACCCCTGGCAAGCTAGCATCGGTGGCAGAATGACGGAAAAGCCGGAATTTATCGCAACCGGGAAAAAGGTACAAATCAACGGCAGAAGCCAATCTGGTCCGGTTTATGTCGTTCGCGGTTTTATGTGGACCGAGACAAGCGTGGTTAGCGTCGGAGCCGATGCAGACCGCGCGACAACTTCAATAGCAGCTACTCAAACCCTAAGCGGTGAAAATATGGACTTTAAAGAATGGCTAGAGGCCAACGGTTTCGACAACGTAACGGAATCGCAAATGACGACACTAAAAGCGGCGTATGACGCCGAGCATCCATCGGATGACGCTAGAGAACTGGCCGACCTCAAAGCCACTAGCGCTCTGGACGGTATGCGGGCCGAAGCGGCCAGCGTATCAAAGGAACTGAAACGCATCACCCGAATCGCGGCCCAATATAATGACCGTTGCGATGATCTGTTGATTGACAGACTGGAAGCCGAGGCGATTTCTGGCAAGATCAGCGCCGAAACCTTTGAACTTGAGTTATTGAAAGCCAGCCGCCCTTTGGCAAATTCCTCCGGTGCGGCGCCGGCTTACGCTGGTGCGGACTGCAACGCTATCACTGCGGCTCTGTGTTCCTCAATCGGGATGGACGAAAAAGCTGTCACTGAATCGCTTACGACCGAAGTTGGCGTGAAAGCGGCTGAGAAGGCTATGGACGACGCCGCCAGTTTGCGTGGCTTCAATGTTCACAAGTTGATCCACCTGGTTCTACATGCACACGGGCGCAGCGTTTCGCCTGGTCAGGGCATTGACGACTCGGTACTGGCTTCGGCTCTTGAATGTGGTAGTAATGTCCGAGCCTCGGCCGGCTTTTCTACGATTTCCCTGCCCGGTATCTTGAGCCGCGTTGCTAATAAAGCGATGTTGCAAAGTTATAACGAGGGAATGGGCGTTGCCCGTCAATTCTGCGCAGAAACCGATACAACGGATTTCAAACAGTTTGACCGCTACCGGATGACCGAGGCCGGCGATTTTGAGGAACTCGGCGCAACCGGGGAAATCAAGAGCAGCACGTTGACCGAGGAAACCTTGAGCAACCAGGTCAAAACATATGGCCGAATGTTCGGGATCACCCGGCAAATGCTGATAAATGACGACCTCGGCGCGATGCTTGCTATTCCCAGCCTACTGGGCAAGATGGCAGCTAGAACGCTTGAAAAATCGGTTTTGTCGTTGCTTGCCAATGCCTCAACCGGTGGGGCGTCGTCTAACTTTTTCTTCAGCACTTCAACCGCTAAGAAAAAAGCCAACTATGCCGCTGGTGCTGCAACGGCTCTGGATATTGATTCGCTTGGAACGGCTTATAAACTGTTCCTGGACCAGGTCGATAGCCAAGGCAACCCGGTAATGATTGAGCCGGCTATTTTGTTGACGACGACTAAAAACGCCGTGAACGGTCGAAAGTTGTTCAATGACGCCAGTTACCGGTTTACCGATTCTTCCACAAAGGAAACAATCGAAAACCAGTGGCAAGGGCAATTTAGGCCGTTGACTAGCCCATTCTTGAGCCAGTTGGCTACTACCGAGAATGAATGGTACTTACTGCCAAATCCAACAGATACGGCGGTTATCAATATTGCTTATCTACGCGGCCAGCGAACCCCGGTCATTTCCCAGTCAGACGTTGACTTCAACCAATTAGGCGTCCAAATGCGAGGCGTATTTGACTACGGCGTGGCGCTCTGGGATCAGCGGCTAGCCGTCAAGATGGCCGGCGAGTAAACCCAAACCCTTTCTAACAACTGATTCTAAAGAGGAATAACATAATGAATGAATATTCAGACCACGGCGTTTTTGCCGATTACACGGCCGGCGGAACGGACGTAGAGCCGGGTGACCTGGTTGACGGTGTTGGTATCGGCGTCGGCGTTGCCGATGTTCTGATTCCAGCCGGTGAACTTGGTGCGCTTCGCGTTGCCGGCGTCTATAAGATCGACAATCCCGATGATACGGCGTTTGCTCACGGCGCGACCGTCGGTTGGGATGCGACGGCGAAAAAAGCGGTTGTCGCTGGTGCTGGCGATTACGACATCGGAACGGTTTACTCTGTCTACGTTGCCGGTACTCTGCAAGTGCAAACCGCCATTAACGGCGCGGTTGGTTGAGCAACCTGTTAGCCAAAGCGGCGGAATACTTGCAGGGCCGCATGATTGAAAGTACGTCCGAGCCGGTCCGGTATATACGGGCCGGCCAGACGTACAACATGAAAGCGGTCGTCGGGCAACTCGTTACCGATCAGACGGACGTTAATGGATTCGTTTTGCGAACCGTTACCAGAGATTTTACAATCTCACAAGCAGCGTTCACCTGGTCTAGTGATGGGAAGCCAAAGCGGAACGACGAAATTTGGCAGTTGATCGGGAACAGTTGGAACGTGTTTTTGGTCAACGGTGATAGTTTCGCAACCGCGCACTTTGAGGATAGTGACGCCTACGGCGTTGCATTTAGAGTTCACACTCGGAAGGATAGAGAAGTTGCCGCGTGATGCAGACTTAGGCCGGGAGTTAGCAATACGGATAAATGCAGCCGCAACCGGCCGCATTAAAACCGTTGTCTTTACTTACGACCCGTTTGCGGAATCAGACCGAATAGACGGCACGCCCCTGGCGGCTATTTCCCCATACAACCTGGAACACGTTAGAGAATCTAGAGGTGACTGGCGGCGGGATATTCGGCTGTTAGTTACAATGATCGTCAAACAGGAACCCAACGCAAACGCTGGCTTTTTCGACGTGTACTTAGATTCCTGGGATGAATTGATTGATGTTGTGAAAGCCGATTCCTGGGTTGACACAATCGAGATTAGCGGCCGTTACGAATTAGACCAATCACAAACACAAGCCAGGCTAATTTGCCAGGCTATAATCGACCTTAACTATAGCTAGGAAAATCCAATGCCACTCAAAAGCGGCTTGCAACTTTACACTTACAACCTCACTGGCACACTTGCAACGCCAGTTTTATACAACCTATTTAACTACGTTCGGGATGAATCGGTTGATATGGACCGATCCGAAATCGACGCTAGTAGCCGGGCGTCCGTTACGTTCCGGCAATTTGTGCCTGGCCTGGCGAATGGTAACGTAGAAACGCAAATCATGCACCTACCAGGCGATGCGATATTTGACGACATCCAAGAGGCGTTTTTTCTTAATACAACGCTTCTGATGGCATTCGTTGATGGGCCGTTACAGTCTGGCGATGAACGGCACGGGGAAACCGGCACGATTGACGTTACCGGGCTTTGGGGTTGTTTCTATGTGACCAACTTTACCGAGCAACGGGCGCTAGAAGATGCTCAGGTTCACGATATTAGGTTCAGCCCAACGCTTGAGCCAGTTACCAACGCTGTACCAATTTACAAAACGGTCAGCGTTGTTCTATAGGTTAACTATCGGGGAAAAAGAGTGATTATTGACGGGAAGGAAATAGAGCTAAAAGTTGAGTTAAAACAACTGTATTACGCCAGGCGTAAGGGTTGCGATATTGGCGATTTAGCTAACGGTAAACTGCAAGCAATAGCGGTAAACCCGCTGGACGCTATCGACGCGGCATGGCTGATTTATGAGAAGCAATTAAAAGCGGTAGGCGTTAAAACCTTTGACGCTTTCATCGGTTGCGATGCCCAGGAATTGTCGGATCTGATCGGCCAGTTTCGGGAGGAACTGGGCGTTTTTTTTCCGGTCATCCGAGCGATCATGAGCGAGATAGAGACAGCGATGGACGAAATAGCAACCCCACAAGTATCTGGCCCACAGTCTGGCGGGCCTCTGGAATCCTAAAGATAGAGCCGTGGGGTTTCACATACTTTGAATTGGCGACGATGTTAACCGAATCTATGATGGCTCAATGGGACCATACAGCGTCGATCAGCGCGATGATTGCCAACGCCAATCGCGGTAAGGGAAAGCAACCGATAACCCCGGCGCAACTTAACCCGTTACGCGGGGGCGATGGCCGAACCCGGCTAACTGCGGACAACGTGGAAATCCTAAAGGGGATGGCTGGCCGGGTGGAAGCATGAGCGTAGCTAAAAGGATGGCTTTTAAAGAGCCAACACGCTCGGCCCAAGCTATGGTTGAGCTAAGTTTGTCCGGGTTGTTTTTTGCCGATGGTAAGTTAAGAGTGAAGATAGGCAAAGCCTCGGCCAGTTGGCTTTCCCGTACTGGTGCTGTCACGGCCAAGATAGCCCGGCGATCAATGCGGAAAGCGCCGGCCGCTAAAACCAAGAGCGGTAAAGCTAAGAATCTAACCCGATTCGGCGGTTATCAGAAAATCAAGAGCGGGAAGCGGAAAGGCCAAGATCGGTTTAAAAAGGGCTTGCATAGCCCGCCAGGCGTTCCACCTTACTACCGCTCCGGCGGCGTCAATTTGCGGGATATTGTCTACACGAAAAAGCAGGAACTAGCCCATACCAAAACGCTAAACGTCTACACGATGACAAATCGGGCCGGGGGGAAGCGGATAAATAAGCCGCCCGCAATTCTGCAAGAATCTGGCGGGGGTGCTAAAATCGCTGGCAATCCTAAAACCGCCCTTTTCCCGGCTCGGCCGTATATGGCCCCGGCCGGGGCTAAGGGCGCCGAGTACATGAAAAAGGTCGTAAGGGAAGGTATCAAGTAATGGGAAAAGGCATACCAGCCGGCCAGGCGTCTTTCACGCTAAAGATAAATGACGAGTTGTCAGGCAAGTTATCCGGCGTGGCCGGGAAGGTTAAAGGCGGGATGGCTGCTATCGGCAAAGGCGCAATGGCAGCGGGAAAAGCTATCGTCGGCGTTTTCAAGATGGCAGCTAAAGCGGCTCTGGCTTTGGGCGCGGCAGCGATTGCAGCGGCGACGGCGTTTGCAGCGTTTGGGGACAAAATCGGCAAGATGGCCGTAAGGACTGACGTAAGCGTTGAGGCGTTGCAGGAACTTAAATTTGCGGCCGAGCAATCGGGGACTAGTTTAGATTCGCTCGGACAGGCGTTGTTTAGGATGCGCCGGCGGATCGGTAACGCCACCAGTGGAACCGGGCCGGCTGTTAGGGCATTGGACGAACTGGGCTTGTCTGCCAACGAACTATCAAAGCAAGATCCAGCGGAACAATTCAAAACGCTGGTGAAGGCGCTAGCCGGCGTGGAAAACGAGGCCAGGCGAAACCAGTTAGCCTTTGAAGTGTTCGGGGATAGTTTCCGGCAGATACAACCGTTGATTGACCAGGGGGCCGACGGTATCGGGGCGCTCCAAGAAGAATTTAAAGAGCTGGGGATAACGCTTAGCGCTGATCAGATCAAAGACGCTGAAAAGCTGACCGACGCCTGGAACAAATTTAAAACAGGCATCGCGGGGGTAGTACGGTTAGTCGGTGCAGAGGTAGCACCGACGTTTACGCGCGTGCTTGAAATGATAACCGACAAAATTAGCCTGGTTGCAACGCTGGTTAAGAAATGGCCGGAAACCTTTGATTTCGTTTGGGACTCTATCAAGGTTGGCTGGTTATCGTTGAAAGTCGGGATGATTAACACGTTTACAACGCTAGGAATAACGCTGGCCGATGCGGTCGTTCTCCCGGTTCTAAAGGCAATTGAGCTGGCCGAATCGGCTATGGAAAAGTTGACCGGCAAGAGCCTGGGGATAGCGGATACCCTACGGAAGAAATACCAAGCCGGAACGGCCCGAATGGACGACGTTGGATTAGCGGCACAAACCGAGCTAGCAAACGCGATAGCAGCGCTAGCCGCAAAATGGGGCGACCTGGCGAAAAAGCCAACGGGCGATGGCAAAACGCCAGGACCAGAGCCAGGAGACTATGCCGACGGCCCGGGCGCCGGAACGGGAGCAAGGCCAGAGCCAGTAATGACAACCGGTATTATGTCGGGCTTCGCGGCCAAGTATGCGGCCGCGTTTGGCTACAACCGATCCGACCCGAAAAAAGAGGAAAAAGAAATGGTTGGCTTGCTCGGTCAAATAGCAGATGCAGGGCCGCTAGTCGTACAACCAGGAGGATAAAAGATGACTATTACCTATGTAGAGCGGTTCACGTCGCCAAACTCGATAGACGAAGCGTTCAATAAACGCGACGACAAATGGACAAAGAACTATTTAGTTCACGGTGACGCTGGCGAAACCGAGTTACAGATTGTCCCGTGGTTGCAAGCTAACCTGCCACAGATCCTAGACGATTTGCTACTGGAAACGCTCAAAATAGAGCGTGAGGAGGCCGATGGTTATTGGTCCTGTGATGCTCAGTACACGGCGACAACTAACCCAAAGAACCGGCCAGAGCTACAACCGGGCGGCGGTTACCGAATGACGATCAGAAGCGCCGGCTCGGCAGCGGCGCCCCGCATTATGTCGGAAGCGTTTGTAAACGAAGCGGTCAACCCGCTGGCCGGCGCGAAATGGGCGCTAGCCGCTAAAAGCGATACGGTTAAACGCATAATTGGCTGGCGACTATCAACCGAGGGCGCGACGGCTGTTGAGCCGGTAGATTTCCCGGTAGGCGGCGTAGAAATCGGGTTGGAACTTTCCGTAAATAACGCGCAAGTAACGGCCGGTTTCTTGGTTGACGTTGCCAGTCACGCGGCGGTACAGTCGGTGAATAGTATAATTTGGAATGGCTTTCCAGCGCAGACGCTAAAATTTACCAACTATTCCGCCACGCCAAGAAATGGGGCTACCCCGAACTGGGATCTAACCTACACCTTTGATTATTCCCCGTCGGAAACGATTACGGTTGACGATTTAACGGTTAACAAAGCGGGCCAGCATTATTTGGAGGCCATAACCGAGATGTGGGAACTAGCAGGCGCCCCGCAGCCGGGCGTTATGCTTCCAACAGTGGTCAGGCTTGCAACGCATCGGATGCGGCCCGAAATCGACTACGCGGCGGAACTGGGGTTATGAGTACGTTCCGAAAACCGATAGCCGGCGAACCGGCTAATCTGATTCTTTCCCAGAACTTCCAATCGGCCTTGGTTGATGTGGTCAACGCTTTCAATAGAGGGGAGTTGACTAAAAAGCCTCGGGAGTTGCGAAAGCAGAGCGTTGTATTCGTTAAGAATACAAGCGGCGTAACAATCCAGCCCGGGCAAGCGGTATCGGTGGACCAGGACGCGCCTACGGTTGATTCCTCAATGCTGGTCAGCTACTTACATACGCCGCTAGTTTACGGCGCTGCGGTGGTGTGGCATTCCAACATAGGCCAGCTAGCGATAGCGTCCGAAACGATCCTTGACGATCAGACCGGACCTTGCCAGGTAGACGGATGGGGCAGGGTAAAAGCTGATCCGTCGGGCGTAGGCGAATGGTTAATGGTGGACCCCACCGCGCCGCAGCAATTCCTAAGAGCAACTGGCGGTATCGCTCGGGTGATTACAGCCAACGCGGTGAGTGGGGAAGTCGTCGCGGACTTCCGAGAGCAACAACGGCTATGGCGGTATGAGTTGTTGACGGACGTTGTAGATTTATCAGCTACGGCAAAGTTGCTGGATTTAAACGGCGTTTATTATGGGACGGTCACGCTTCGTTTCTTGCGTAATGATGAAGAAACCGGGGACGTGGGCCAGTGCTTGCACACTGGTAACTACTTTGACGCAATAGAGGACGAACAACCCACACCCCGGTTCCGGTTCAGACTTAAAACATCATTCGACGATACCGGCCAAGCAACGGCCAAGGTTTTAGATACCTGGGGAACGGTGCGGAATCCAGATGGTTCTATCGTCGCCCTTGGGGATATTCTCACGGTCAACGATCCGAGGAAACTATTTGCGCACGCTATCGGCTCTGACGATTTAGCGTTGATTCACGCGGCCGGCAATCTGTTTTTCCCCGCTGGTGGTAGCGTCGGTTACGCGGTGGAAACCGAGCAACTTAAAGCCGATCCGGCTGACCCAGATGACCCACAATATCCGCGATGGGAAGTTGAGCAATGCACGCAGATCATTAACAAGATGATTGTACAGATACAGGGCGGCGACCCCTTGGCCCCGGGAGTTACTGAAAAGCCAACAGGTATTCTAGACGAAGGGGAAATAGAATTAAAATTCATCCCCGAAACAGCGATTCTAAGTCGCTGGCCCGATGTGGACTATTGCAAAGAATGGCTAGCACCAGTTGAGCCGGGTAGCCCGTGGACAATCAAGACCAAGAACCCTAACCGATTCTCAGCCGGGACCGGCTGGGCGATCATAGAACGACGGGAAAGCAAGAGCCGGGCCGAGGACGCTGAAAACGTAGATACGCCCTATTTCCCAAACGGGCCTGGCATACCGGAATGGCATATCACCGAAGTTGAAAACCCGATAGCTCGCTGGATCTGCGCCACGTTTAACGGTGGCGATGACGCTTGGTTATTTACGGGGGAAATATTTGAGGGGGAAAACCCGGTCACGGTAAATTACTTTGGGACCAGTGCGGACGTTGGGGAAATAATTGATACGGCCAGTTGCCTAGAGATTGATTGTTTAAACCCGGGTGAAAAGGGGGTAGCGTTCTGGGACCCAAACGAGCAGAAGTATAACGTCGTCAGCACAAACTCAGCGTTGTACGGAACAGCCGTAGAAATTGATGCGATAGCTCAGAAAACCGATAGTGCGGTAGGTCCGTTGTTGGATTTTGTCGGGTGTGATTTGCACTACATCCAGACGACGCCGGTTCGGGTATTTGGAATGACAGAGGGATGCGAAGCTACTAAAACCACAGAAACCGCATCGCCAGATCTGGTATCCGTAGAGGTGATTACCGGAAGTAGCCGAGTGGGCGACGATATATGCTTTGACAAATCGACGGTGTATGTCTGTTCCTCGGTTGTCCTGCCAGAGCCAGAGTGTGTTTACCTTTGCTGCGACGAAATCTTAGGTTGTTGTGAGAACTATGACGGATCATTCACGCCGAACATAACCGACGCTCAATGTACGATAAACAACCCGGCCCCGAATCCGCCTCTAAGCTGGACGCCCGGGGATTGCCCGGTTGAATGCATGGTTGAATGCATTGAATGTTCGTCTGGCGGCGCTAAATTTACGTTCGTTGGGATCAAATGGGATGCGGCATCGTCAACCAGTGGCTTGCCAGGTGAGGCGCTGGTCCCGTCGGCCGCGTGGACTGCCGGAAGCGGTGATTGTTGCATGACGTTAACCGTTGACTTTACAAACGGCGTAACAACTACGACCCACACGGCCGACGTTTGCCTGGTTACGGCGGGTGCTTGTCCTATGGGATCACTAGAGCTAGAGCTAACTTGGACCGTCCCAACTTTTGACGGGGTGACGCTACCAACTACGCTCGGGGGCGGAATGATAATGGATTGCACTGGCAGCTATGGAAAAGCGGCCGGTTGTATCGTCCCAACGAATCCGGGAGCTATGGGCGCTGGGAATTGGGACGAAGCGCAAATTGACGTGGCAGACTGCTCAATGCCATGAGCGGGCCAGGGACCGAACTAGGAAAGTTGATACCAGGCTGGCTAGCCCGGCAATCAACCGGCTGCGGTTGTTCTAATTGGGCGCGGCGCATGGACCGATGGGGCGTTGATCGTTGCACCGATTACCGGGAAGCAATCATAAACCGGTTACTCGCTAACCGGGATCAACTGCCATTCGCGCTGCGGGCCGTTCCCGAGCCGGCAATGCGGATCGGCGCCGGGCTACTGGTTGACCGAGCGATAGCCAACGCCAGAAAAGCGGTTGACGGTTGACCTAACTTGTCACAGGCCGGTTGTAGAAGCTAAGAGAAACTAAACCTACTAGATGGTACGGACTTAGTAGGAGATGGTACGGACTTAGTAGAGTAGATTACCTAAAGTGATGTTGATGCGGTGACCGAATATCAGCTATAGGAATCATGGACGACAACAACCCCAAGGAAACCGAAGCTATGGACTGGCGGAGATTCGAGGCAATGATTAAAACGGTACACCCAAACCTGGCGGACCCGAAAAAAAGGGTTTCGCTACTATCGGGGACGCTGATGCAGGAACTAAAACGCGCTTACGAGGCCGGCAAGTATTGCGAAAACTGGCATAGTGACGCGGCCCGGAACCATGTAAAAGGGGGTAGACCGACAAATTAAGCAGGATGGGGACTTTAACTTTACTTAACTTTACTTGAAAGAAATTAAAATGGATCTAAACGACGTTTACGCGGGGAAGACGCTGAAAGCCGCCGACCTTAAAGGCCAAGAGGTGAGCGTGACCATCCAAGGCTATGAGGTGGTTGATTTTGACGACGGAAAAAAGATCGTCTTACATTTTGAGGAATCAGATAGGACGTTTGTTTGTAATAAAACCAATGGAACGACCATTGGCGACATGCTCGGTACTGATATGGATCTATGGTCCGGCCAGAAAATAACCCTATTCCCAACGCAAACGGAATTCCGACGAAATCAGGTCGCCTGTATTCGCGTCAAGCTAAAACCGGTTGCCCAGACGGAACCGGCCGTACAAGAACTGCCAGGAACGCCCAGAAGGCCGTCTACGGACGGGTTCACCGAAACCCCGTTCTAATGCCAATCCGCGTCGGGCTAGAGTCTCTGGCCCTTACAGGCGTTGCGTAACTCCGGCAGCGTCTAGAGTTGACCATTTGGGTGCAATTCCCAAACCGACGCATCGGGGCAAGGCATGAGGACGGAAAGTGTGGAAGCTATTTTATCCTAACTTGCCCCAACTTACAGGGTTCCCCAATGTCCGCAGCTAACCGCGATCACACGTCACCATATAAACGGCCCAACAAATTGGCTAACCGGCGTCGGTATGAGCGGCCAGCGGATTTGCGGGTGTTTTCGATTCGTCAAATAGGCGAATCGCTGGATCAGACTTTGGCGGTGAAAGCGGCAACGCTTGAAACGGCTTGTCTCCGGTTTGCGGAAATCCGCTGGGCCAATCAACCGAAGTTAAAAGAAATGGTCTACGCTAAAATTGAGGGCGAGCGTTACCTTCGTTGTATTGATCCAGAGGGCCGCGTAGAAATTATGGGATGGTGATGTTGACACGGGCAGGGCTTGGCCTTAGATTTGATTGTGTTGGGTGTGCTAGCCTAGTAAAGTTTGAAAGCCTCTTGGCCGTTTCCACTAGCACCGTCGAAAGACGTGGGGACGGCCAAGGGGCTTTTTTCGTTGCATCGGGGATAAATGATGGCAGTTAATTACGAGATAGTGGACATAAAAAACGCCACTGGAAACGCGGACGATTACGGCGTCATGGAACGGGGAAATCCTGATACTTGCATGACGCTTTTAGGATGGGACGAAATCGGACTCTACGACAATCAGTTTTCTAATCCCGTTTACGTTCGCATCATTGCCAACTAAAGACGGGACCGGACGGATAACAAATTGGGAACGCCTAGTAAGCGTTGGGAAAAGATTTAATAGGGCTTTTCCCCGGTGCGGGCTATCTGCGAAGTAGCAAATGCCGTTTCCCCTAGTCAACTCAAATCAAAGGTTTGGGGGGACTATAGGGGGGCGGTACGGACTTCAACAAATTAGCAATTTAACTTAACTTTACCTTTACTTAGCGGGGCTTACTGAAAATGTATGAAAACGTCAAACGTGAAAATGCATTGGATTACGGCGATCTAGCCTATTCCATGATGCTAGACATTGAAGGATCACAAACTACTGATGAACCGGACCTACTGTTCAAAGAAGCGGCGTTTTACCTTGCAGACTACGATCAGGAACACGTCAACGCCGCTATCTATTGGCCCGATGAGTCAGTTACGATTCATTCCAGAATTCCGAATAATATTTACGAGATATTTGAAAGAATTGATGGCTGTCTAGATTGCCCGGTGTATGCCAAAGGTATCAGGATAGCGCCTTTTTCATTGTGTCAGGATGACATGATGCTCAGTTTCACGATATGGCTAAATCCGGCGGAAACTAACGACGCCGATGGATGGAATGACCCTAAGAGTTTTTTTCTAAAATATGCAAATAAAGATTTACATTTCAGCCCGTCACAACAGCCGGCTCAAACCGGCACTGGCTCGGGTGGTAATTAGATGAATCTATTTGACTATGCCAAAGTGAGGGAAGCGCGTGACAATGGTATTAAATTATCGGCGGACAATTCCGGCGACGATTGGGCCAGATACGCCTCGGCGTTTGTGTTGTTCTATTTAAAACATCATGAAACGATGCACTGTGATGACCTATGGAAAGCTGGTTTGCGTGAGCCGAGTAGCCCAAGGGCATTGGGGCAGGTGATTAGGGAAGCCGTAAAAAACGACTGGATTGAAGCGATAACAACCGCTCACGGTGTGGTTGCTAGGCCAAGCGTCCGCAGTCGGTACGGATTAAAACAAGTTTGTTCAAGCAAGGTAAAGATCTAATGGACTTGAAAACGATCAAAAACGAACTTTGGCAGATTGGGAAAAGCTACCCAACACTGGCCGGGCTGATGCTCAAGCCGTTGCCAAACGGCGGCACGGTTGGCAGTCAGTGGGCGGCGGTGATGCACTCGAGCAGTCTGGACTCGGTACATTTTGAAAACGTCTGCTTTGAATATGCCAACTTTGAGAAGCAACTACCCCAGCCGGCAGACCAGCTAGCGTTTGACATCATCGCCGAGGTGAAAGACCGTAAATGGAAAGACGATTCTAAGCTCTTGCAGATGCAGAAGTACCACCAGACCAAGAAAAAAGCCCCCTGGCGTGACCAGACAAAATCTACTGACCGGTTTTTCGTTGCAATGGGTTTGGCGATGGATCAGAAAACTAACCTAACCGAGCCGCAACTGGACGATTTGACCAAGTGGGCGAACCACAACGGGGCCGAGCCGGCTTGGCTTAAAGATGGGGCGATAGTATGAAAAAACTCACGCTAGGTTCTATGTTTGCTGGTATTGGCGGGATGGAGCTAGGATTTGAGGCAACGGGACAAATCGAAACAAAATGGCAGGTTGAAATAGATAATTATGCGAATCAGATACTTGCACAACACTGGCCCGGCGTTGCACGTTGGAAAGATGTTAGGACGTTCCCACCGCGTCCGGCTAAAGATTGGAGCGTTGACATCATCGCCGGCGGCTTCCCCTGCCAGGACATCAGCGCCGCAAACGGAAAAGCCGAGGGGCTGGACGGGGAGCGGTCAGGCTTGTTTGCCGAGATCATTCGCGTGGCTCGAATCATCCGGCCCCGGGCAATCGTACTGGAGAACGTGGCAGCGCTGTATTTTCGGGGGATGGGTAGAGTTCTCGGAGAGCTGGCCGCGATCGGGTACGATGCGGAATGGCATTGCGTCAGTGCTGCCAGCGTTGGCGCGCCCCATAGACGCGACCGAGTGTTTATTATCGCTCCAAGCGCGAATGGGAGACAGGACGGGGAATTGTGCTGGAAGTCTAGCGGCCCAAGTGGGGAACCCGCAAACGTGGCCGACCCCGACGGCCCATATAACAAAAGAGGCGGGATACCCGGCGGAATATCGGCTGAGAACCCCGACGCTCACGGCGCAGGTATTGGAAGCAGAACACAGGAAGAATTGGCCTACCCCACAAGCCAGCGACAACCGGGACCGGGGATGCTTGGAAGATCCGGCCATAAAACGCCGGATAAGAATAGGAAAGCAAATAACGCTCTCCGTCGCAGTAAAGGAAAAGCGCTGCACTGGCTCACTGAACCCGACGTGGGTCGAGTGGCTAATGGGATTCCCAGACGGGTGGACAGACTTAAATGCTTAGGAAACGCAATAGTCCCACAAGTGGCCGAGGAAGTCGGCAGACGATTACTTGAGATATTAGATGACCAAGACGCCAAGCCAACTATATAGCGTTGATGACCGGGTTCAGGTTTGGGAAGATGGGGCGCGGGTATGTCATTACTGTGACAAAAAGCTACCAAAGCCAACCATCCCTGCTAGTGCTGGCGGAACAAAAGCGAGCAAGAATACGCACCTGGATCACGTTATCGCCCAAGCCAAGGGGGGCAGCGATGACCTATCGAATCTGGTGGTTTGCTGCAAACGGTGTAATACCGAAAAAGGGGATCGGGATTATCTGGCGTTTCTAACGTCCCGATTGACCCAAGCGGAAACGCAAACATCCCGATTAAAAGCGTTGATCGTTGCGTTTCACGCTGGGAAAATATAAAATTTGGCAGGGGTTCCGGTCACGGCAGGCGGCCGGGTAACAGTTGCCCCGCTTTGCTCGGTCGCCTTGCCATATACAAAAAAGGGATCTGATGAGATTTTCAACGGTAGTTCTGGTTGCGGTTGGTCTAGTGATTGTTTCGGCGATTGATTCCCGGCAAATCACGGCCGGCGACGCCCAGCCAGTAGCAGTAGCGGCCGCACCAGTGGCAGCACCCCCGGCGCTAAAAAGGTTCCGGGAGCGGTCAGTTGTGGTAGAAGTTGGAACAGCCGGCCCGGACTGCGGGCCAGATGGTTGTCGAATCGTCACGGGGCGCCTGTTAGGATCAGGGCCGATTCTGGAGGGGAGGCGCAGCCGTGGCGGTTTGCTTGGTCGATTGTTGAGCCGCCGGAACGTATCGGTTAGCCGTACTAGAACGCTCGGATGTTCACGATAGGTGAAAGCATGACGCGGCTCATATTCGCGATCCTGCTAATCGGGGCCGCGTTCTATCCGAATCAGCCAACCATTGCCAAGCCGGTCACCCAGCCGGCGGTGATGTTTGTTGTCACGGCAGCGCCGCCAGCGATGCGCGGCCAGGCAATCGCCCAATCTAGGGCAGATTATATGGCCCGCAGAGGATATAAAGGCCACCCCCCGAAATCCTCGGGGAATCAATGGTCAATACCAGGGGCTAACTTTGAGGGCGTTGGCTGGCGTTCAAACCAGCAAACCCCGCACAAATCGGTTGGCACTTGCCGGCCGTCTGGCCGCTCTGGTTCGGCTGATGACAATAGCCGGAAATTGTTAGGTGACGCTGTATCGCGTTCACGGTATGGCTCTTTCCGAGTCCGAATATGGGGCAGGTAATGTTTTTAAGTAAGCGGCGCCGTGAACGGATAGAGTTGATTACGCGGAATCAGTGGAACCAGGTATCACTGATACGCAATGACCGAATGAGGGGAAACGACGCTGGCGACGTTCGGGCAAGAGCGATCAAATCAATCTCCCGGGATTACGAAGTAGGCAGCGTTATCGGTTCGATCCTATTTGCCCTGGCGGTCAAATTCGCGGCCAAGTTGATCGAGCAATGGTTAAAAGAGCATTTAATGGAACAGGTGAGCGATGAAAAACAATAAAGCATTCCAGACGCTAGTTGGGCTATTTGTAATCTTTCTTGCTTGGAAGCTATGGTCTGCGGGTTGGATTACCGATATGTGGGAACCAAGGCGCCCGGATGCGGTGGAAAGCGTGGATCTAGTCGCGCTATTCATTGGGTCCGCAATCAGCGCGGTTCAGTTAGTAGGCATTTTGGCTATTGGTTTGGTAGCGGGATTGCAACCGCTCTTAGAATCGTTTTTATCTAGCATCGGCCAGTGGCGACCTAAAAAGGCCGGCGGAATCGACGAAGCTAAGTTGATGGAAACGCTGCAAAGCCTATCGGACCGATTAGATTTGCTGGATACATCCGATGACAAAGATTGACATTGCCGGCGCCTCAAAGCCGACGGAAAACTGGATTGCGTGGCTGATCGTCATAGGCTTTTCCGTTTGGTTGGTCAGTCGTCGCGAATCCAACGAACTACCGATAAGGGATGAAACCCGGCCAGACGCGGTTGTACTGGTCCCCCCAATCGGTATCGC